TACTCAGGAACGATAACAGAACCAATTGCACTAGCAGATGTAAAGCTATATAGCAAGATTGATTACAGCGAAGAAGATACACTAATAACGTCGTTAATTACTGCTGTACGTGAACGACTGGAGGAATTTACTGGCCGGTCATTTGTGGCTAAGACTATCGAAGCGTATTGGGATTATCTGCCGTCAGAAGTTCGTTTGCCATATCCTGAGCATGATGCAATTACAGAGGTAAAAATAAACGGTGAAGTGTCAACGGCCTATGCACAGATGGGTCTGAACAGGCTTGTCGTTAAGCCTGAATCAATTGTAACACTCGGCACCGAGGTTGTTAATCCAAGCCTTTACGTGAAATATACAACACTGGGCACATGCCCGGAAGCCGTTAAAATCGAAATGCTACGGCTAATAGATGAAAAGTATCGTAATCGCGGGAATACTTTTGTCGGGTCAACGGCAGAATTATCTGAGAATACTTTTGCTAACTTGGCTCAGTATTGTGAGGAATAACCCCTGTCGGGTATAAAACTACATACATTTGGGTAAATTATACCCGTACAGACATAAAAATACCCGCGCCGATATGGTAGTCGGAATTTCACGGGTAGTGCTTCCGGTGTCGGTATGGTAGCCGAAATCTCACCGGAAAAGTTGTAAGAAGACAATATTTTATTTTTATCTATTTCAGATCTATAACGTTACTTACCCTAGGAAAAACAAGCATTTCTTCCTGATCTCCTTCGGTTGTTTTACATATCTCCAATTTACCTTCAATCGTTTCAGTTAATCTGTATTTACAATCGCCTATAAATACATCAATTTTATCTACGTCTATTGGCGATTCGTTTCTTTTAGTGCTGTACTTCATTTTATTATAATTTTAAGTTGTTATCGCAATCCGCGACTTCAAGATTTTTCGCTTTCAGCAATACGCACAATGCGTATCACAAAGGCCATAATTCCACAAATCCCGGCAATTATTAATTGATGTTTTGCGTTGTAGGCTATTGCGCCAATCGTTGCTATTATGGCTATTGCTGTGAATAGATGCTGGTAGAGTTTCATGGTGTATATATTTAAAGTTTGTTCATTTTTTATGTATGTTCATTGTCAATGAACACTAATTATTAGTGAACATTAAATTGGAGAATGCCCAAATCGAGTTCTTAAATTCTGCTGCATTTTAATTGCTCTTGCAGTTGCAGAAACTTTAAACCCTGGCTTTTCGGCTTTTTTATAAAGCGCAGAAATGCTTTAGTAAGCAGTTTGGTAATCCTTAATTAAATCAAGACATTCTCCTTTGGTCATGCAAAACATATCCCAACGAGTTTTACCAGTTGCAGCGAAGAATTTTTCGGCACTTGAATACTTGTAAATAAAAGTATCTTCAACACAAAGAAAAAACCTGTTGCGGCTATTATAAAGCATATCATGTGCTTCCTTAATAACTTCGAAAATATCGAATTTAACTCCGTTCACAGTCGGTATAAATACTTGGTGCAACTGTCTCAGATGGATATGTCATTTGTTTTTTCATTCTTCAAATATACACATTATTACAACACCAAAAACAAAACATGTTGCACAACATCTATTTTCTGCGTAAATTCGCATATATGAACAACACAGGCCAATACAACCGGAGAATAACGCACTACAGACAAGGGACTGCAACTCCCGATGGTATGGGAGGCGAAACATATGCCACGCCGACTGCGACAACTGTATGGTGTAAGGCCAGGCAATTATCAATGGGGCAAAAGTTTAACTATGGCCTAGAATCGGGAACGGTTACTTATGACTTCCGGTTTAAATATCTGACAGCGCAAGGGTTTACTTTTGATGATTGGTTTGTTTATGAGGGGGCTAAGTATGTAATATCAAGCATAACCGACCTTAATGATGCCGAACAGGAGATTAGTATAATTGCGACTAAAGATTTGACAGCAAATGCCTAAAGACGGAGTACAAATACAACTAGATGAAGCCAGCAAACTGAACTTAGAAAAGCAGTTTCAGGCACTTGGCACTTCCATTGCCGAAGCGGGGCCAAAAGCTATATTTAAGGTTTTAATGAAGATTAAGACAAGCGCACAGCTATATCTTACGGGGCGCGGGCATATTGTTACGTCACGGCTTAAAAACTCTATTTATGTTCAGATGCCAAACATGCCGAACTTGCCCGACAACCAACGCAACTACACGGATAATAGGGGCGGTAGTTATGATGCCGAAATGAAAACGGTTGCATTAAAGAATGAGAACGAGGGGGCAGTTGGTACCAATGTAGAGTATGCCGCCGGAATTGAGTTTGGATTTAGACCACATACGATAATAGCCAAGAACGCCAAAGTATTAGGAACGCCAAAAACGGGCTTCTTTGGCAAAAAAGTACAACATCCCGGATATGCTGGAGATAGTTATTTGTACCGCGCATTGAAGACTGTTGACGTAACAAAAACTGTTGCAGAAGATATGCGCAACTCCTTGAAGTTTGGGAAATATTTGGGCGGTACTAATACTAAAACGGGTAGAGCTATGACTAATAACGATTAGAGATTATGAAAGACGCAAGAACAGCATTAGTAACAGGATTATACACCGCGCTGACATCAGCATGCAACGCTGGCGTTTATTCGCGCATGCCAAAAGCGGCAGATATAAGTTACCCATACATACAAATTGGTGACATCTACGATGAGGAGAACGGCCCTAAAGACGATTTCTTTTTTAACTACGATGTACTGATAAACGTTGTGTATAAAGACCAATCTTCGCTTGCAGCATTTTACGCAGACATAAATAACGTAAAAAGCACGATAAATAATAACGTGCCTTTTAGTATTGGTTCAGAATTTACTATTCTTGAAAGTACTCTTATTTCGTCGTCGTCGTCAGAGTTTGAGGATGGTGACGGTTCTATTTTGAATGTCTGTGCTGTGCGGGTTAATTTTTATGTGCGGCAGGTTTAGCTCCACACTTTACCTTCGCCCTCACAATTCTCGCAAACATCCATATCCCTCTCACTTTTGTCAGTTTGCGCCCACTTTTCATAGGTCACTTGCCCATCTAATTCTGTGAAATACAGTGCCCCTTCACCGTCACATATTGGGCATGTTTCTGAATACTCTATTGGTGAGCAAACGGGGCAGCCTGGGTAGCCGTTACAAATATCGCACATAGTTAATCCTCCTTATCTGATAAAGTATCCGCGCCTAAGCACAGAAAGGTTAAACATCCTAGCTAATTCCTCATCGCTAATGGAATTAAATATCATTATCTGTGTAGATTCAGCTACTCCGGGCAATCTGTCGGCAGTAGTCTTTAAATAGGTCGTTGCGTTTTATCATCTGATTAATTTTTACACGAATATACAATTTATTTTAACGCGGTGCAATATGTTGTAAAACATGACTATAAAGCTCACACAACGCTTTTTCATATCTCTTTTTTGCCGTACTATTCGCATACGCTTGTACTGACATTCCGAAAAACCCAGCTATATCTTTGTTGGATAAGCTGAGTTCTTTTTTTAGTTGTTTGATTGTCATACTAATAAAATTCAAAGAAATTAAGACTGCATCCAGTCTTTGTCGTTAGGTGGTTGTTGTAACATATCCAAGAACCCCTACGCAAAGCCTTTGGATTTTGATTACATGAAATAGCGTGGTGCTGTTCCTTGTTTCCTCTACTGTTAATTTTTGCATTAAGCTCAATTTTTGTTCCTGCGTGTAACATGATGTATTGTTTTAATTATTATACTCCAAAGATAAGCATAAACTTAATACCATGCAAGTTTTTTTGATATGTTGTAAAACATCTTTTTTTATTATACCTTGCCGAATAAAGTTTAATGTGAATTGGCACATAAAATGAATTTTAACGTTAAATAGAATATCATGGCAAAGGTTGGATCAACAATTTTTATTACAGTTGGCGGCAATATAGTTGTCGGCCAAACGTCGCTGTCGTATGCTTCGGCTTGCGATATGATCGACATTTCATCAAAGGACACGGGCAGACACAGAGAGTTTGCACCTGGTAAAATTAATACAACGATATCGGTAAGCGGTATAGGTTCATCTACCAAAGAGGCAAGCGACGCGGATTATTTTTCTCTGTTGGCTGCTCAGGACGAGGGAACTGCGGTTACATTCATTATTACAAACTATACTGACGACACTGCTACAACACCAGTAGTGGGTGATGAATCTCGCCAAGGAACCGCCTATATTTCAAACCTTACAAGGGATGAAAACGACAATGAAGCAATTTCATATTCGGTTGATTTACAGGTAAGCGGACAGCCTACTGTTTCTACTAACGCTGGAGCATAACGATAAAATACACTTGCCCCGCTTCCCGTAAGATCAGCGCGCTCAGGGCAAGTCTTTTCCCTTATAAGATGGACATGAAAAAACCGCACAACATAACAATTATAAAACTGCCATTTCGTATCGGTGGTTTATTTTCCGTTCGAACAAAGCGCAAAATCGGATTTGTTTTTGATAACTACGTGTCACACATGGTTTATATTGCTTCAGGTGCCAAAAGTGCTAAGGAGTTTTCCGAATGGTCAAAGATAGAAAATGGGGCCTTAGCAAACTTTGAGTTCTTGTATCAGGCGGCAGTGCGCTACCGTGAACTAATCCGTAAGCCGGATAACTTCAACCGGATATCACTTAAACGCGCCCTACTCGAAGCCACAAAAGAACAGATTGAACCACTAACAGAATGTATGAAACGTTCTGAAATGTACGGCGCAACGTATAAAAAAAAAGTGGTGAAGAAGAAGCCGAACCGCTAACGCCAGACAAAGAATATGAATTTTGTATTTCAAAAGTCGGCATTTCTCCAGATGATTATTGGCGGTTAACTTCTGCCGAGACTTACTCCATTGTGCAAGGTTGGCTATGGCGCAACGAGCGCACATCTGCCGACTTCCGCGAACTTTACGCTCTTCAATATAATCAATTTGCAAAGAAAGGAACGTCTAAACCAGCTAGTCAGTTATGGCCTTTACGCTTAATTGATAAGCGGGTTAATGCGTTTGAGACTGCCGACGATGAGTATAAGTGGCGGGAGAAGATGATTAAGTGGGCCAAGGATCGGGGTTTGTTTGCCTAGTCGCCTTTTGCAAACATGTTATAAAACATGTATCTTTAAGCTATGAAATTTAAAATCATACTAAGTTGAAATTATCAGACCTTTATATAAAACTTGGGCTGCGTAAAGATGGCTTTGATAAAGGGCTGGACGACGCAAAAAAGAAAACTAATGTATTTGGTAACGCAGTTAAAAAGATTGGTGGACTTTTAGCTGGTGCATTTGCCGTTGACAGACTGATAGCTTTCGGACGTGAGCTTGTGGAAATCGGAGGGGTTGCCCAAGGTGTTGAGGATGCGTTTGCCCGTATTGGTGACGCACAAACTTTGCGCGGGCTACAACAGGCTACGCGCGGGACTGTTTCAGAATTAGAATTAATGAAGCGTGCCGTTTCTGCTAATAACCTCGGCCTACCTATTCAAAACCTTGCATCGCTGTTTGAGTTTGCCACAAAGCGGGCGCAAGATACTGGTGAATCCGTGGATTACCTGGTTAACTCTATCGTTACGGGTATCGGCAGAAAATCACCACTTATTTTAGATAACCTCGGAATTTCAGCAATTCAATTACGCGAAAAACTTAACGGCGTAGGTATGGAATCTGCTTCTGTTGCTGTTGTTGCGGCGGCTGTTGGTGAAATTGCTGCTGAGTCAATGCGGCAAAGTGGGGAGATAATTGAGACTAATGCGGTTAAGATGCAGCAGTTAAAAACTGCATGGGACGATTGGAAATTAAGCATATCACAATCCGATACCGTTTTAAATTTCGTTTCCGAGTCGTTAAAGGAAGTGATGGCATTGGGTACTATTTTCACTTCACCAAATGTTAGTGGATGGCAAAAAATAAGGGCTTTGTTATTTGATAGCCGAGAGGAATTTATGGCAATGGCAGATCAGATAGAAAAAACGAAGCGAATTGCAGAAGAAATGGGGCCAAATGAAGCCGAATGGCTTAGTGGCGAAAGTTTCGACGTTCCAAAGTGGGAAGAAAATATTAGAACAATAGCCGACGTAAAAAAAGAAACTGATGAATTAAAAAAATCTATTGACAATTACGGTGTTGGACAAAAAGAAGAAATTCAAAACACACTTCGGCAGATTGATGCTAATGAAAAACTAATTGAAAGCCTAACAATCCTAAAGCGAACAAAAGACGCAGCGGTTCCTGACACTATGGACTCACGGGGTACGTCACAGGATGAGCTTATTTCGTTAGTTCCTGATTTTAGTGTTGATACTTCTACTCTTGCAAATATGGAGAGTTTTTTTAGCAGAATATCTGAAACTCTTCAAAAACAAAAAGATGATTTACTCGAAGAAACCAATGACTTAAGAGCAGAGCTTAGTGATGGGTTTGATAAAATGATTGAAGGTTCAATAGGAGCTTTGGCTGCCGATTTTGGGACAGCACTGGCAAGTGGGGATTGGTCTAATTTTGGTGGAGCTGTATTAGAAGTTATAGGTGGATTTATGCAACAGTTAGGGGCATTAATGATTGCATATGCTATTAATATGGGGCTATTTGCTGAATCAGCCAAAAACCCGTTGTCTTGGCCTATTGCATTGGCCGCAGGTATAGCAATGGTAGCCGCAGGTGCTGCAATATCATCATTTGCATCTAAGGGGCTTACCGGCGGTTCGGGCGCATACTCAGGCGCAACAGCAAGTACAGGCGGAAGTTCAGCAAGTACGGCGTTATCCGGTGACGTTCGGTTTGTGTTGGAGGGGGATAAGTTAGTGGGGGCTATTAATGGTAGTCGTCAGAGGCGGAGTATTACGGGGTAGAAAAAAGGACGCTTGTGGCGGCCTCCTTAATTACCATTCACGATCTACCCCCAATTGTATAAAGTCAACGGACTCGGAATAATAACCATTACTCTCACCATACCACCTTATATCAACATATCCATTTCTATTGGCAAACTTGTAAAACGTCCATGTGAATGAATCTTGATAGTCAATTTCTACACCCTCTGGGTTTTCATCACTAACAACTTCTTCTGCAACTATTATCGGTTCGCCAAGAAGGTCGTTCAGGTCTCCAATAATGTCGTCAACAGTAACGCTTTCGCAACAATCTTGTGCATGATACATTTTATACTTTGTACCATCGCTACAAGTAAACACAATTTCAAAATCATCTTTTTTGATGTCTTCTATTGTTTTGCCAATTAAATCTTTTACTTCTGCCATAATTTTTACTTTTAAATTTTCATGCAATATACAAATTAAACCAATACGCCCCAACATTTTTTAATGTGTTATAAAACATGTAAATTGTATTGAATTTTTATTATATTTGCATAACGGTTAATTGTATATGTAATTAGACAACAAAAAATTAACTTAATGTCTAATTGAATCGAATAATAACAGGCCGTTCATTTGTTTAAGGTCTAATTACATATACAAATTGTTATCACTCGGTTTTTATTTTTAATCGAATGAAAAAATTTATAAAGAACATTAGATACCTTTTCAAAAATGATTTGGAGAGTAACATTGAACAAAGGTTTTTTCTAGACGGTGAAAAACTCTACGACTCTATCAAAAGGGCAGAAGCATCTAGTCGCTTATCTTGAAGTATTTTGTTTGCCTCGTCTGGGTCTATATTATTTGTTTTTACATACAAATTTAATAGAGTCATCAGTGTAGCGTTGTTTTCTAAAAGCAAACTAGTTATTGACGCTAATTCGTCAAATGATTTTTCTTTTAATTCTTGTTCATTCATAATTTTAAATTTTAAGTATTTGTTTTACGAAATCAATAATTTGAATATCCCATATCGACCATACAACCAATATTAATATTCCAATTATGGTACCTATTATAATTTTACTAGCAGTTTTTGAAATAACTCCACCTATAATAGTTGCTATAATTATTGGTGTTGTTGTTGGATTATCTTCTTTTAATAATAAAGACGAATAATTTACTTTTTTATCTCTAGCAATTTTAATTCCCTGCCTATCAGATATATCAATTACATTTCCGTCTGATATAAGTGTTTTAAACACATTCTCAATATCCTTTTCATTTATATTTATTTTTTCACTTAATTCGATTGGAGTTATTTCATTCTGATTTTCCATAGAATTAATATACCTTATAATCTTATTGTAGCTTCGTTTATTCATCGTCTTTGGTTTAAACTGAGTGATAACTATGTGTATGTTTCGTTTGCAAAATGAAATATATACGCTATTATGCTTTTATTCCGATGAGGTACATTTTCAAATGTGTTATAAAACATGTATTTTTATGCTATATTAATAAGCAATGGCATACCAAAAAAAATACTACTTCACATTTAAGCAACTTAAAACAAATGATACGCACTTGGTTGAACTTTGGCAAGATACTGTTGATGTATTGGTGGCCGAGGAAGTGACGGGCATGGATTCACCGTTTATTACTGAAATACCCGACTTAGATCATAAGTTTCAGCCCGTAGTAGGGCAGGGATGTGAGGTGGGCATGCTATCCGAAACAGACCGTAAGTTTTTGAATGGGCTTTATCATACCGACCCGAAAGAGTTTATTGTTCGGCATTATATAAACGGCTCACTAAATTATATCGGGTACCTCAATTCGGAAATGTACACCGAATCTTATTCTGACCAATTCAACTACGGTACTTCGATAACAGGTAATGACGGTCTTGCACTTGCTGATAGATTTACATTCTTAACTGATTTGGGTGCAAAATATAACGGCGTTTATTCTGAATGGGATTTGCTTATAATCTGTCTTAATAAAATCGGCTTGCCGTGGAATGAATTACGGTTAGCGATTAGTACAACGTTTGCTGATTTTTCTGGCGGTGTGGACGTAACGCCCCTGCATGAGACGTATATAGATGCGGCAAATTATTATGATGAGGACGATTACCCGATGACTATCCGCGAGGTATTAGAGTCTATTATTGCACCATACGGGGCGCAATTATTTTGTCAGGACGGGCATGTATATGTGGCCGACATTCAAAAGCGCGTAGAGGGTATTGATACCGCATTCGCAACACCTCCAATCTTTAAGCGTTACAACTATTCAACAGAAGCTTATATTGGAGATTTAGGAATAGCAAACAGGAAAATAATTCAGAATATAGGCTATGCCGGAACCGGGCAAAGTATCGAGCTTTCGGGGGGT